AGATAAATCTGGTAGGGCCACCTATACAAGCTCCGGTGTTTGGAAACTCCCCCTAAAACCCCTCTGAGGACAGGGACTGGACTTTCAACCGGCTCCAAGCAAAATGAAAGAAACCACCCATTTAATTAACAAAATAGAGCTTTCGCTCAGATTTATTATAGAAAACGAGTTGGATCTTAATTCACAACGCCTCATGCTCAACTTTTCTGGGATATGATTTTACAACATAACCCACATGATTGAGACACAAGGAACACGCTCCACTTTGGCGTACTATAAACAAGTACGCCTAGGCTTCACACGTTGACTCAGTGGTAATCCACTAAGACCGTCAGAAATTGATCTCTTTATGGGAATGACCAGAGATGGTATACCTAAGCAACTCTCAATATTGATACCTACTTTAAGATCGGGTGTTACCCCTTCTCAAATGAGGGTTATCATGAGTTTCTTGTCTTGAGGTAGGACCATTGAGGTCCCTCCTTTACCTGTGAGCACTGACTCTATAACAAAACCTTCTAGTCCAAAGGAGTTTCCTCTTGAAGACTTCAAGGGTTTTGTTAGAAAATTCAATACAACTCACAGAGAGGTTCCACAAATTAAATCTTTCACTTCGTACACCCCAATGTTTGGGAGAGGTCCTAACGGACCTGCCCTAAGAACCTGTATTTGAGAAGGATTCCAACTACCTTCAAACGTAGTGGACTCCTTCCCGGTAGTATGCCCAGGGCTCCTAGAAAGGCTTGAGGCCTTGAAGGGAGCCCCTGAGTCGGAACACCTCTTATGGAAAACTCGCTTTAACACTGTTGAAAGTAAGAACTTTCACTATGGTAAAATATCGAGAATACCCGATAAAGAGGGGAAGACTAGGGTCATAACCGTTCTCAACTACTGGTCTCAGAATGCTCTTAAACCTCTCCATGACTCTTGTGAAGAAGTCTTGAGAGGCCTACCGTGAGATTGTACCTATGATCAAACGGCATTTAAGGACATTCTAGCATTGGAGACTGATTCACTATACCACTCCTTTGATTTAAAAGATGCTACTGACCGCTTTCCTAGATTTTTACAGAAAGCAGTTATAGAATCTCTCTGGGGCGCCCCAATAGCAGAGGCGTGGGAATTGATACTCACGCAACCTGTATGGGATCCTTTGACTGAGTCCACGGTTAGATACTCCGTGGGTCAACCAATGGGAGCCTTCAGTTCATGACCTGTGTTCGCACTAACTCACGGAATGCTAGTTTCATATCTAGCCTCCAAAGTTGGTGCAAGTCACAAGTCATTCAAAATCTTAGGAGATGACATAGTTATCAGGGATGACAGGTTGGCAGAAAAGTACCTTGGTGCTCTCTCTGACCTGGATATACCTATTTCTTGAAGTAAAACGATGAGGTCTAAGACCACATTCGAGTTTGCCAAGAGATGGTTCCACGGAGGAACAGAGATAAGCCCTTTTCCTCTGAATGCTCTCCATGAGACTCTTACCTTTCCTCTCGGATTGGTAGAGACTTTTAGGACTGCATTGGGTAAAGGGTGAGTCTTTCCAAACACTGGAACAGGACCCGGAACTGTAAGCAAACTTCTTAAAATTCATGAAGTTCATCCAGCTTTCGCTAGGAAGATCATTGAAAATTACAAAGTTTGCACATCATTTCCCAAGCAACTAGATTACTCTGACGATTGCCGATGAGAATTGGTAAAGTTCTTAAAGGCAATCGGAAAAGATGTATCATGTACCACGTGGCGATCACAAGCCGACTTGGTTATAGGGTGCTTCGCACCCTTAGCTGCTGGTGAAATGTTTATTGAGGATCTCGAGGCCATAGAACCTTTCTATAAGTCAGAGGAAGACCAAGATATAAGAACCTTGGGATCCCTACTTGACTTAGAAAGGGCCATTTATGGTACCGAAACCCATCAAGAGACTTCTGACACAGTCCAGTCAACAACTCCAAACTTAGAGCTTAGTAAGACTGAATACAATCCGTTTTTCAACCTCTTAAAAGAGAGTCAATTACAGATGTATAAAATTTTACTAGGAGTTGCGGTGGACGGATCTTGGAGTGAGCTAGATAAAATCTTTAAGCTTCACCCAACCATCCGTCTCCTGTCCTCCGAAACTCTAAGAAAAGAAAGAAGCCAAGTGCGTATACTTAAGGCGAAGTCTAGGTTTATAAGGATACTTCAAAGACTTTTAGTCAGAGAAGATCCAGACTATTACTAGACAGAGCGTGAACTTAAGATCCACTAAACCTTAACTCCTCCTACAGAATATATGGATTTAATAAATCCATACGGGCCTGTAGGTTGTATGGCACGGGGAGAACCCCGG